AGGTTTTTGGGCTTTTTGTTTTACTTTTTTAAAAGCGTTAAAAATGTTAGCTCTTTTGCCCGTCTTTGATGCTAAAACAAAAGTAAAATTAGTCGGTGTTCCTTCAAAAGCAGAAATAGCAGAATACTTTTTACCTGTTGGATCGAATCTTTTAGGGTGGAACTCTAAAAAAAGTACTTTTGCCATTTTTCTAGTTTCTGTTCTTATAATGGAAACGGTCTCTTTTGTTAGCTTTCCTCCTAACCGACTTTTCATTTCTTTTGATACTTCTGCAGCTATTTCCTCTGCATTAATTGTAATATCATGTGTTTCAAAATTACTAACCAGCTTTCTATATGCCTCTGAGGTTGATTTAATCTCAGTTTCTATCTGGCTGAGCAGTTTCTGCATAGTACTTTTAGACATTAGAAATTCTTATATAGATCCAACACACGCTTAATGTGGTCTGGAAATCCTATACTTGCTCCGGAAGGGGCGTTTTCTCTAGTTGCTGCAGAAAGTGTTTGACGAACCTTGTGTTCGTCTTTGCGGTAATAAGTAACTAAGTCAAGAACTGCCAATTTTAAATCTTCCGGAACTTCAGAGTATCCTGCAGTATATGTTACTTTTACTGCGGCTACTCCTTGCGGCCAGTTAATTTTTCTTCCTGAAGAATTGGTACGAAAAATACTGTCAGTTCTAGAATCTAAAAAGTAGTCAAAATTACCCGTAGTTAAAGTAGAGTAGGCTGCGCTATACGCGGAACGCTCTTGTACACTAACTATAGTATTTACGGGGCACTCCGTTAACTGTACGGAGGATGTATCCCAATCAATGCTAAACTCTTCTACTTTGTTATTAGAGTAGTAGTCATTAATTGAATTTGCGCAGTAAGTTTTTACTAATTGACTTACTGAAGTTATTAAAATTTTTATACGAGTATCATCCGAAGTGCTAGAAATGCCTTCGGCGTTTTTATAGTCTGTTAAAGAAATTAAGTCTTCCATAATAAGTAAATTAATAAAAACTCTGAGGGGCCGAAGCCCCCCAGAATAGTGCTGTATTAAGCTTCGTTGTCGATCTTAATTACGGGCTCATTGCCTCCTGCACCGGCTACGATTTCTTCGAAGCCCAGTGACTGGGATGCTACAATAACTCGACGCTGGTTCATGACTTCATAATCCTGCTCAACCGTTACTCCTCTAAGGCGAGGAAGTACATAGTTGCGAGTGTACACTGCAAAAGCTGCAGGAGTACCGGCCGCGGCAGTTGGGAACTCTTCCGAGACAACTACTGGAGAGCCATATATTGCTCCAATCGTACCAACTACTCTAGCTGCAAGGTCTGATCCTACTTCATCCAACGTTTGGAAGTTTGCATCGTTCAACAAATCAAAGTAGCTATCATTGCTTACGACGTAGGCCATCTCTGTTGGAGCAATACCATACTTACCCATTGATTCACGAGCACCTAAGAGCATTCCTGAAGTCAACTTTGTTCCTGCTGAAAGAGAGAATGTGCCGGGATCATAACCAGCTGCATAGTTATCCAAGCCAGAAATAGTGCCGTTACCATTGATAATAACACTTTCTACTGCACGACCGTGGGCACGAGCTACTGATTCGATCAGCATAGGCATCAGGTTAATTAGTACTTGCTCATCAACATCGTTGTTCATAAACGTGCTAGAAACTAAACGATAAGCATTGAGAACTACTTGCTTGGCGTTATACTGATTAGCGTTTGCAACTGGCTCATTCTGTAAGTTACCGCCGGTTGCATCAGATGCCCAAGCAGCTGGGCCTGCGTCCGTTTGAATAGGCAATACAGTTGCGCCACCGTTTACAGGCAGTTCACGGAATAAACGGGCTACTTTAAGCTCATTCATAATTTCTTTTTCAATCAAAGAAGATACTTCTTGATCAATATCCGCAGCACTAACAGTGTAGTTAACACCTGCTTTTTCTTGAATTTCTGCTGCATAATCCGTGCTCCAGCCTTTCTGAGTCATTACACCCAACATATGAGCATTAAGGAATTCTTGTCCCCACTTGCTAATATCTGACTTAGGCGCTCGATCAGAGAATACTCGCTTAGATTCACGCATCTTTGTGATTTCTTCTGATTTTTCTTCTAACTCTTTCTTGTATTGAGCCAGGGTTTCTGCGATGTCTGCATCTTTCTCAGCCAACTTAGCTGAGACGTCTGCCATCAAACGCTCGGAACCAGACTCAACGCCCGTTACGATTGCTTGCTTTACGCTTTCTTCTTGCTGAGCTTTTGCTTCTGCTTCTGCTTGAGCTTTTGCTTGAGCTTTTTCAGCGTCTGCTTTTTCAGCAGCTTTTTGTTCGGCTTGCTTCATTGCAATTTTAGCAGCAGTTTCCTCTGCTACCTTCTTAGCAAATGCTTCCAAGTCAATATTGGATTCATTATCCATTTGGATCTCCTTTTGGACCTTTTTGGTCCCGTCTGGTGTGTCACTAGCTATATTTGAAGAAGTATCTTCGTCCTTAGCCAGTAACTGACCGGCTAGATCTACACGATTGGTGAAAGTTTTCTTAAAGTTTTCGTACTCTTCGAGAGAGTCAAAAGACTTTGCCAGAGAAAAAGTAGCTGTTTGATTGCAAGGAACGGAAACAACCGATACCTCAAACAACTCAGCGTCCTTAATCTTTAATCCATCGGTTTCCTCTAGGTAATCAGCATCCTTGACTCGGAAACCGACAGAAAAGGCTCCAAGGACACCGTCTTTAATTAATTCGCATACGGCTGCGGGGGCTGACTTGCTAATTTTAGCTTCTAGTTCTAGCCCGTTAGGGGTTACTTTTAACCCGGTTGCTCTACCAATTGGCTTATCATAGTCATGATTAAACAATATAATTGGATTTTTTTCAAAGTTTTTTAGTCCGCCTTTAGTCCATGCTTCTGATGAGATACTATCTCCTGCTCTATCAAAGTCTGAAGTACTGGCCATTCCACGAATCATAACACTACCGTCTTCGGCAGAATGAGACTTAAAGGTGGAGGTAAGATTAAAAATCTTATTCATTCTATTTCTCCGTCTTAGCCGTAGGTACGGTCTTTTTTACTGGTGCCGTAGGGGCAGCTTTTGGGCTCTCTTTAACAGCTTCTTTAGGAGAAACTTTTTTTACTTCCGGAACAGCATTCAGCTTTTTCCACATATCAGGAAATTCATTTTCTAAAAAAGTCAGCATTCGACTCCATGAGCCAAAGTAGTTTAAAATATTTCCAGTTCTGGCAACACCTTGACCGTCTTTTTTCCACTCGTCTCTTGATAAAACTTTTCCTTTTTCTAACATGTGCATTCCAATGTCTTGTAAAAGGGCTAATCTTGCTCTTGATCTTGCCATTACTCTTCTCCTTCCTCTGAAGGTCTGCCGCCTTCATCTGGGTTTGCAGCGCTTCCTGTAATATTTGCTGGTACTCTTAATCCACCACCTTCTTCTAAAGGGTCAAAGCCAAGCGCTTCTCTTGCCTCGTTAGGGCTAATAATTCCCGTATTTACTAACGCAGAATAGTACTGTGACTGGTCTCTAAGCTCTGGTTGGAGGGCTGGAATATTGGTAACATCCTCTGTTATCTCAAACCCAAAGTACCTCTCTAGTCCATAGTTAAGCTTTCTTACTATAGGTATAATTGTTTCTAAGTAGTAAAGTCGCAAGTTTGGACGAATATTTGCATTATTCCCAGAATCTAATAAAATTGGGGGTATTCCTAATGCTTTTAATATAATTTTTTCATTTTCAGAAATTGCTCCCTGAAAGTCTAAGTCTCTAAAGTTTACATTTGAGATAGCATCTAGCTCTATTCCGCCATCAAGTATAAGAGGTCTTCGCCCTCCAGAGTCTGGCTTATACCGCATTGACCAAGATTGAATCATTCTTTCTTTAATTTTTTCTGATAAAGTATTAGGACTTTTTAGTACTAGTCCAGGAACGGCTCCGTTCTTAAAAAAGTTATCTTGAAAGTCTCTCATTCTTCGCATAAGTATCATTGTACGGAGAGCGGGCTTTAAACGCGATATTCCCCTGTAAATAGAATAAAAAGAATTATCTTTTATGTGAATTATTTCTTTAGGGGTATAGGTTACAGAATCATTAAAAGTATATTTATCTATATATGTGCTATCGCTGGCGTGAATGGTCATTTTACTTGAAGGTAGGTGATATAAGTGAACTCCATCAAAGTATATAAAAATATTGCCATCTACTATAAAATCTGTGATTAAGTTTCTGCGGAAAGTACTTATATCTTGAAAAGGGTTGGGTTCCTTATTTAAAAGAAGACTTACTCTAGACCTTTTTACCCCTTTTGCTACACTTGTCATGCCGGGTACTTGAGCCCCTACTCTTGTAGGAATTTCAGCAACATCGTCTACTATAAGGTTTACACCCCTATTTACAATTTCTAAATCTTCGTAAGCTCTTTCGTAATTGAAAGTAAGCTCTCTAGACGGTTCTGTTTTATGATCATAATAAGGTTGAGCTGGGTTTAGCTTTTCAAGCATTCCCTCTCTTTTTATCCCTAACAAATTATCATACCATGCCATGTTTTTCTCGTTGTATCTCTACCCATCGCTCTTGCTTTTTTGCAGTTGCTAGAATTGGGTTTCTGCCGTAAATTGAGTGCAGTTTTAAATGATGTTCATGGCATAAGGTAACTGTGTGATCATATAGTTCTGCCCAATGCTCTTGTATAAAGTCCTCGCGAAAAGAAAGTATATTTTCGGAAAGTAGTTTATTCTTTTTTACATAATTATGGACTAAGGGACTCAATGAATGAAAGTGGTGAAAGTCTAGCTCCGTGGTCTTACCGCAGATGTAGCATTCAGAGCTCTTATCATACTTGTTCTTTGCCTTGTCTCTAATGTATTTTATAATGTCTCTTTTTAGGTCCATTTTCTATTCACAAATTATATCTAGTTTAAGGTTGTAAGTCAACTACTATTTTTTCAAGGGGTCATTAAAAAGTAGTAGAAGAAGTTTCGAATGAGTAAAGTGCGTATCTAATAGCATCGGCCATATGACAAGCTCTATTGTGCTTTGGCTTCTCTTTTAAAAGGTTGGGGTTAGGGTCCCATTGGTACTGGTCGAGGGAGGCAAGACTTTCTAAACATTCTTGGTCCACTATAAGTTTATTATTGTCTACTATTCCTTCTACGTGAGCAATACCATCAAGTATGGACTTTTTTGCATTTACGGTAGAAATGTCATAGTTTTGTGCAAAGTCAAAGCGAGTCTGTTGAGCAGCACTGTCAATGTAAATATAATCTATATCCCACCTATCTATCATCATTTGTATCTCTTTTGCATGCTGTTCGGTGGTGCGCTCCGCGTCTAAGTACTCATCTAGTAAGTAGTACTTTTCTTCGTCCCAATCGTATGCAAGTACGCAGAAGGCTGTAGGGTCTCGGTAGCCTACGTCAAGCCCTGCGAAGATATCCATTTTGGACGTATCCATTTCTTTCAAAGAACCTGTACAAGACTCATAGTCGAAGTTCCAAACCTGTCCTTCATAAGTATTAAAGTCAGCTTCGTACTCTTGACGAAACTCTGCATCTGACATAGTTTTTCTAGCTTCGTCGATATCTGATTGAGACATTCTAGGATTGTCTTTATAGGTAGCTCGTATGCTTGCCCACTCTTTAAATTCGTCGTCGTATCCTCTATCAAAAAACTCTGCGAACCAGTTGTTTTTTCCTCGAGGAGTAGAAATAAAAATTGCTTTAGAATTGTCTGTGTCAAGAGTCGGGCGCAGCGCGACATTAAACGCGTCTTTTCCGTCTGCGAGGGCGGCTTCATCGAATATAATTAAGTTATAGGAGCGACCAACACAAGAGTCTACTTGATTTACTGAACCCATTCTAATTGTAGAACCGTTTGAGATTTCAATAACTTTATCTTTTGCGTTGTCTTTTGTAACTTCTAGATCGAAGTGTTTGATTAGATTTCTTTGCAGATCGAAAGAAATTTGAGATAGAGAGTAGTTGGGGGACATTATAAGTATATTTGCGTTAGGTATAAGAGATACTAACTGACCTATAATGTTTGCTATATAAGTTTTTCCCTGCCTACGTGAAATGGCGGCGGACACAAATCGGTACTTAGGGTTATTGATAGCATTAATAATCGCTATCTGAGAAGGCAGTGCTGTAACTCCTAGCAACTCTAAGTAGGGTGCTACGGGTAGTTTTAAGAAACGACTTTCTTTACTGTACTCCGCTATATATTCCGAAATTATGTCCGACCGACTTACTTCCACTTTATTTTCCTTTGTTTACCATTTTACTTTATCAGCCCAATAAGCAGCAGACATTTTGCCTTTTGCTATGTTTTTTGCGTGTCGGGCTTTAAAACTGCGACGGCGTGCTGCCGCTGCTTTACTTTCACCTGCCCTCTTTGGCGAGCCGGATACGCCTTGTTGCCCAAATCGAATAGTCTTTACTTTATCACCTACCTTTGCAACTACGATATGGGACTTCTTGGGATGCGAACGCGTCCTCTTTGGTTTATTAAATCCAGATACACCCGCTCTTTTTATAGCGGGATGCTTTTTCTTAACGCTTTTTCTTCGAGCTGCCACGTTTCTTTCTCTTTACTAACGTACTTACATACGTTGGCTTGCCGCCTTTGTTACCTGCGGCGCGTTTTCTACGAATAGCAGACTTTCTTTGTGCCTCTGTAAGTCTGGCAGCCTTGGCTGCGGGTAAACACTTTGGGTAGGCTTTTGTACCGGACTTAGTTCGTCCGCACTTTTCAAACCCTCCACTTTTCTTTGGTCTAGAAATGTCTACCCAACTTTCTTTGAACCACTTAGTTAAACCTCCTGCTGGTTTTCTAGCCATGTGAGTCTCCCGGACTAACGCTTAGAAGGTCACTTCTTGCCCTTTCCCCTACGTTTCTTGCCCTTTCCTGCTGGTCGTCCTCTTCTTTTTCCGTACGTTCCTTTTCCTGCTGGCATTTATTTCCCCATTCGGTATTTACCGCCTTCGGCTTTATAAGTTTTTACAAGCCATCCGTTTGCGTATGCTGAAGGGTATACTGCAAACTTTCTTTTTGCTCGAGCTTTTACGCGAGCATACAATTTTTTGTTCGTTGGAACAGGCCTCTTCTTTGCCGCCTTACGCTTCTTTTTCGCTGCCATCTTCTTGCTCCGGAGCCCTATAGGGCACTGAGAAGGGGTCTACTT